GAGTTGGTGACTTGTTCGCAGTTAACCAGTTGACTGGTGCTGCAACATTGGATGCTTCCGCATTCAACCTATCTGGTTTGACAGAACTAAGACTGGGTTCATTGGGTGGACAAATTGGTGAAGCGATCTCCGAGTTCTCATCTGATGAGACTATGAGTGGTAACTCTAACCAAGCAACTCCAACTGAATTTGCAGTTGTTGGTTACTTAACTCGTGGAAACATGGGTACTGATCAGATGGTTCCTCCTAAGGGTACTACTGCTCAGAGACCTGCGACTCCAATACTTGGTGGTCTACGTTACAACACAACGATTGCTGCCTTTGAATCTTATAACGGTTCTGCTTGGGTTCCATTAGGAGGTCTACAGAACGTTGATGTCACTTCTACTTACACTGCTGCTGCATTCCAGACATGCTGGTGTAAGACAAATGGTGGTGGATTCACAATTACTCTACCTGCTTCACCTAATAAGGGTGATACAATTAGGTTCTTCGATTGTGATAAGACATTCGATACTAACAACCTAACGATTGGTAGAAATGGAAAACCAATTATGGGTGACTCTGCAGACATGACAGTAACTACTGAAGGTGCTGCATTCGATCTTGTATTCTACGATAACTCCTCAGGTTGGAGAGTATTCACAGTCTAATAAGACAAGACTTAAGGGGGACATGGGTTCCCCCTTCCTTTATATGATGTTCTAATAAATAATAAGGATTCGGCAATCAAATGGCAACTTACGGAAGTTACAAAAAAATTATAGGAGGACAGATCATAGACGGTACTGTCCCTAGTTCCGCTCTGGGTGCTGGTACTGGTTATGCCTATAACGTCTTCCACGTATTCGGTCAACAATGCCACTGCACTAGTGGTTGTTGTTGTCTCTGGACTGTACCTGATGGGGTAAAAAGAGTAACTTTTGAACTCTGGGGTGCTGGTGGAAACGGACATGGTGCTTGTTCTTGTAACAGGTGTCACCATTACCAGGGTGCTGGTGGTGGATTTTATAATTCAAAAACCATTACTACTGCTGCTGGTTGTGCTTACACTATCTGTGCTGCAGGTGTGTATCGCTGCTTAAGTAGGGAATGTACTGGTTGTATTGGATGTTCATCCTACGTTAATGGTTATAACTTAAGTAACTTCTGTGCTATTGGTGGTGGTCGTGGAAGATCAAATACATCTTGGGAGACTGGATGTTATTCTGATTGGGAGTGTTGCATAGGACCAACATCAAATAACGGTGACTTCGGAATGGGTAACCACAGAGGATTCTGGGGTGGATCTATATTCTGTCACTGTAACTGGGTTAATACTTGTACAACTAATGCTCCGTTCTTAGCAGGTGGATCAGGTTCTTACCAAGGATTTGTTAACTGCTGGATACGTTGTGGTTGTTGGTATTCTCCTTACGGACAAGGTGGACAGGGTGCTATCACATCATATTGCGAACGTTGTTGTGGACAAGGTGGAACAGGCGGTGGTGGAGTCGTCAAAATTACATACACATAAGGAAGTAGGAACCAATGGCAACTTATGCAAGCTATAAAAAATTAACAGGTGAGGAATTAACTGATGGATCAGTTGATGGAGCAGATTTAGCGTCTCCTCTTAATACTACATATGGTGTTAAGTGGTTTTATGGATCTCCTGGTGCATGTACTCCTGGATGCTGCTGTCTTTGGACAGTACCTGCAGGTGTAAAGAAACTTCATATACAAATCTGGGGTGCTGGAGGTAATGGATCTGGTGCATGTTCATGTAACAGATGTCATCATTACATGGGTGCATCTGGTGGATTTTATAATACAAAAACTATTGATACAGTATCAGGATGTACATATTCAGTCTGTGCTGCTGGAGTATACCGTTGTTACTCAAGAGAGTGTAACGGATGCAGAGGATGTTCATCTTATGTAAATGGATATAATCTTTCCAACTTCTGTGCCATTGGAGGAAGAAGAGGAGAAGCACAAACATCATGGGCAACTTATTGCCATTCACGATGGTGTTGCTGTATGAATCCAGGTAACAATGGTGGTGACTGGATGCAAGGAACTCATACTCCTAACTGGGATGGTGCTGAATTTGTTTATGATAGAGGATTCTGTCATTGTTATAACAGATCACACTACTCTGGTGGTGCTGCATTGATTGGAACAGTATCACAACAATCTCTAAGAGGATGTTGGATACGTTGCGGTTGCTGGACAGTTCCATATGGTAATGGTGCTCAGAACGCTATGACTACTTACTGCGAACGCTGCTGTGGTCAAGGTGGTACTGGTGGCGGTGGACTCGTCAAGATTACATACTTCTAAGGATTAAAAAATGGCACAGTATTCAAGTTATAAAAAGGTTAGTGGAGCTACATTACCTAATGGTAGTGTTACTCCAGCAAAACTAGCTGCCACTGGATTGGATACGTGGAATGTTAAATGGGTTTATGGTAATCCAGTTCCATGTTCTACAGGTTGCTGCTGTCTTTGGACAGTACCTACAGGAGTAAGAAGAGTTACCTTTGAAATGTGGGGTGCTGGAGGTAATGGTACAGGTGCTTGCAGTTGTAACCGTTGTCAGACCTATGTTGGTGCTCAGGGTGGATATTATAATACGAAAACTGTTGATACGACTGCAGGATGTGCTTATACAGTCTGTGCTGCTGGTGTATACCGTTGTTACTCAAGAGAGTGTCAAGGGTGTTGTGGATGTATGTCATATGTAAATGGATATAACTTAAGTAACTTCTGTGCTATTGGTGGTAGAGGAGGATGTGCGGTAGGTGACTGGTCATACGGTTGCTTCTCTAATAATGCTTGTTGCAGATCTCCAGGACAAAATGGTGGAGACTTTGGAATGGGTAATATGCCTGGTGGATTCTGGAACCCTAAAGGTTGGTTCTGTCATTGCCACGGTAGATATAGTATTCCTACTGCTGCTCCATTTATTGGAACCAATGTGTTCCAACAGAATAACTTCTGCTGGATACGTTGCGGTTGCTGGACAGTTCCTTATGGACACGGTGGTCAGAATGCAATGACTAACTATTGTGACCGTTGTTGTGGTCAAGGTGGTACTGGTGGACCAGGACTTGTCAAGATTACATACGTTTGATATAATAAATTTGTTTGAATATAATAAAGGAGGGTTAATACCCTCCTTTTTTTAATGTTTAATTTTATAAATAATACCGATGGTGTTACCCAGAACAAACTAACCGAAAGGAATTATGGCTACTAACATTAGTGTCGAATACGACTTACCACTACCAAATGAATTCTTGGTAGACCATGCTTTTACAGATGGTAAAACACGTAAAGCAACATACGATGGACCAGACAAGATCTGGTTGCAGATTGGAGCAGATGGAACAGAGAAGGCAGGACCTTTAAATGAAGATGACATATTAGATGGTCGTCCAATGCCAGCAGACGTAACTGAATGGGTTGAAGTTGATTGTGCAACTAATCCACTTATATGTCAGCTAAGAGGAATGCCTATTGATGAGAAGGAAGAAGAGTATAGTGACAGTGTTGTCTACTCAGGAACTCCTGCTATAGATGGATACCCACAGTTCTCATATGGTACACCTATAATGCCAGGTGATATCTATGATAGAGATAGTGTTAAGGTTGTAAGTGGTAATGTTACCATTCAACCGTTCACTCCAGTAGGTAAACTACTTGATAGAGAAGCTGATCTTACTTGGGATGACATTAGGAAGCATAGAAATAATGCTCTTCAAGCAACTGATGGTAAGGTTACAGAAGATATGCCAGCAGATCTTAAAGCTAAGTGGAAAACATACCGTGAGAAATTGAGAGATTTCCCTGCTACAATGGCAGCAGCAAGTGTTACACCTAATGCAGCATTTTATATGATGCCTAACTCTCCTGATGATGAAGTATCTCCAACTAATGGTGGTAGCTTTATCAACTAATTGATTATTAAAATTTAATTTTGTTATGACCTATAAGGTATATAAATTTGATTATATAAAAGAGAATCAACCAGAGATTATAAAGGTGGCATCTGATTGTCACCGTGCTCTGATGGAAGATGGATTCGGAGACACTACATGGAGTTATTACTTGTATAACTTCTTCAGTGTTACCAGTCCATCTTCTCATTTTCTAGAGATTTATAAGAAGTTAACTGGTATAATAAGAGAGAATCTTCCTGATGAAGATGTTATATGGTTCCAAGCATGGTTAAATTATCATGACCATGATCAGGTTTTAGATTGGCATAATCATTCCTCACCTTGGCATGGGTATGTTGCATTAGAACCACAGGACACTACAACTGAATTTGAGGATTGGGAGATAAAGAATGAGATTGGTAATATATATTTTGGTAGAGGTAATGTTCGTCATAGAGTAGTAAATAATTCACACTACTCTGGTAAGAGACTTACTATTGGGTATGATGCCATACCTGGAAGCGAACTTAATTCTACTAATGCAACTAAGCAGTATGGGCAGATTCCCTTGCTTTAGTTGACTAAATGCCCTATAATAAGGGGATAAATAAAGAAGAGATTATTATTCTTTGGAGTATATGCAATGAGATCGAAGGCGTTTTTTGTTAATGGTGGAGCTGGCAGAGTGATTTGCTCCATACCTGCGTTTGAAAAGTATGCAGAAACACATGATGATTTTATCATTGTATGTGAGGGAGGGACAGACTTTTTTAAAGGTCACCCAAAATTAGATGGTAGAGTATATGATAACTGGCATAAAGGATTATTCCAAAAGGAATTAATAAACCGTGACATAGTATCCACAGAACCATATAGAGTCTGGGAATATTATAATCAGAAGTGTAGTCTTGCACAGGCATATGATATTCAAATTAATGAGTTAGATGAACCAAGAGAACTTCCAGTTCCTACAATTGAACTGGCAAAGATGGAAGCAATCCAAGGGTTCCAAGCAGTAGAAGAAGTAAAGCAGGGTACAGGTAAAGATAAAGTAATTGTTATTCAACCTTTTGGTAGATCAGTTGAGCAGGTTGGTGACGATTTTATTGCTGATATTACATCTCGTAGTTTTCCTTTGAATGCTATTGTTGAGATTATTAATGATCTTAAGAAGGACTATGGTGTTATTATAATGAGTGAGATTCATTTTCCAGTTGAAGAGAATGAAGAGAAGGCAAAGATTAAAGTAGCAAGACCTCAAATTGCAGACATGAGAACATGGGCTGGCATTATTAATGCTGCTGATCACTTCTTAGGTTGTGATAGTATGGGTCAGCATCTTGCTAGAGCATTTGGTAAGACTGCTACAGTTGTAACTGGATCAACATACCCAATTAATATATCTTACCCTGACTGTAAGGACTTTGATATTATTGATGTTGGAGAGGGTAGAAGAGAGTACTCACCTATTAGACTTACTACTGATGAGAGAGTTGATCGTTATAATGATCAATCAATGGAACTTGACAAAGATCAGATCAGATCTATACTAACTTCTGTTCGTAAGAGGATGGGTAAGTCTACTGCCTATACTAATTACAAGAAACAGAAACAACCTGCTCAACAAAATGATTGTTGTGCTCCAAATACAAACATGGGAATGAATAGTTCTCCTACTTATGGTGTTCCAAAGAATACTACAAAACCACAGTTGAAACCATCATCCTCTAAAGGATTCATGGCAGATGTAAAAAATGCAGCACCAAAATCAACTGTAGAAGGTCAAGTAAAGGACATTTTAAAGAATCTTAAGTGAGGTTATAATGACTCAATGGATTGCAGCTCTTGCTAGAGGGCATAACTCTGGTGTATGTTTGCTTAAAGATGGTGAGATAGTATTTGCTACTGAGGAGGAGAGGTTCTCTAGGAATAAGTATGATGGTGGACCTTATGCTTCTATGGTTAAGATCTTAGATTATACTGACCATGTTGATTATCTTGTGATTGCTCATACTCAACCTCTAAGTGATGCTGGTAAGGTAGATTTTACTGGAGAAGATGTATATACAGGGTTTGCTAGGAAGTTAGGGTTGATTGATCGTAAAGCAAATAGTTATGAACATCCTCAAGTTATAGATCTTAGTAGAACACATCATAAACTTCATGCTGCTTGTGCATTTTATCGTTCTGGATTTGAATCAGCAGTCGCAGTTATAGTAGATGGTGCAGGTACATTTGTACCGATGCAAATTGGAAGAGAACAAGAGATGACATGGGAACTTGAGTCCATGTTTAATTGTGATTATCCATCAGAATTTAAAACAATCTATAAGCACATGGCAGGTAGAGGACCGTGGGGTTCTGCACATATACCTGAGATGTCTAGTGAAGGTGAAGGTGAGGAAGGAACACATGAATTATTCTTAGATGAGAGTGCTGGTATTGTTAAAGCATACGAAGCAGTGACTCAGTATTGTGGTTGGGCTCCTATAGAAGCAGGTAAGACAATGGGATTGTTCCCATATGGCGAACCAACTGATAAGGTTCCAACGATTTATACTGATGGTGGCGGGGGAGCATGGAAGACAAGTGATCGTAATGTAATAGTTCCTACATATCCAAACGGTGCTGTAGTTAATGAAGGTAGGTTTGAATATCTTAGGACACCTCAAGGTACTGAAGATCTAACTAAACTTCAGAACCGTAGAGATGTTGCCTATGCTATTCAAACAGAATCACAACAGATGGTTCTTGATTTGATAAGAAAGGCAGTTGATATGAGTGGTAATAAGAATGTAGTATTGTCTGGTGGGTATGGATTAAATTGTGTTGCAAACTATTGGTATCTTGAACAGTTAAAGGATGAAGGTATTAATTTGTTTGTTGAACCAGTAAGTAATGATGCTGGTACTGCTCTTGGAGCAGCATTATATGTTCATCATCAAGTAAATGAAGACAGTGTAGTTAAGGATAAGATCACAAATTTATATACTGGTCCTACATATAACTATACAACTGAAGATATCTCTGAGTCTTGTCAAAAGTATGGTGCTACGGATGTAACTAATGCATCTTATAGTGATGTAATTAAACTCATTACTAATAAGAATATAGTTGCAATGTTCCAAGGATCATCTGAAGCAGGTCCAAGAGCACTTGGTAATCGTTCTATTCTATATGATCCTCGTGATCCAGATGGTAAGGATCATGTTAATAGTGTTAAGCATCGTGAATACTTCAGACCATTTGCAGGTTCTATTTTAAAAGAACATGTACATGAGTGGTTTGATCTTCGTGGTATGGATGATACTCCATTCATGATGTATGCTGTGAAGTGTCAACCAGGAATTGAAGAGAAGATTCCTTCCATCATTCATGTTGATGGTACTTGTCGTATTCAAACTGTAACTGAAGACGTTAACCCACATTACTATGGACTCATCCAAGAATTCTTTGAACAGACTGGTTGCCCTATCATCTTTAATACTTCCTTTAATTTGGGTGGAGAACCTCTGGTTGAAACACTCGATGATGCGTTACGGACTCTTGCTAACAGTGATATTGAGTATCTTTATCTTCCTGAGTACGATCTATTAATAGAGGTTAAGAATTAATGATACATATTGATTGCACTAAAGAGCAATTAAATTTTGCTCAGTATGATCTTGCTAAAGATGAGATCTTTGTTATTGATAATTTATTTCCTTGGTGGTTTGTTTATCATTTAGATAAAACTATACTACATGGTTTTGGATGGCAGTATGGATTGTGTAGTGGTCATAAAGAGAATGCAGATGGTACTCCTGACTTTGATTATGATAAAGGTGCAGATTTTAGTTTAGAAGTACCATGTTTTAAGCAATCAATCTATCCACCAATGTCTGAGTCTGCACAGGACAGTGCTTATGGAATGATATACAATGCAGTAACAGCAACTATACCATTTGAGTTAGAGTTGGGTGAGATATTAGTTAATGGTCAGCAGTATATACATGATACTGTTATACATCAAGATTGTAGTTGTGATAATGGACTTAGTTGGCTTTATTATGTTAACAAAAGATGGGATGAACAGTGGGGTGGTCCAACAATAATTGAATTTAATGGAGAGAATGTAGAGGTACTTCCTAAACCAGGAAGAATATGTTTCTTCAAAGGTAATATACCTCATAGAGGAGCACCTCCTAATGGTGATTACTATCATGGACTAAGAGCATCTTTGGTATATAAAACAATGCGTAAAGATCCTTTGCCATCTAGAACATGATTAATAGAGTTGTTATTGTTGGTGGTGGTACATCAGGATGGTTGACTGCCACAGTATTGGAAAAGAAATGTCCTAATATACAGATTGTATTAATTGATAAGGAAGTATCAACACCTGTTGGTGTAGGAGAAGCTACATTACTAGGGTTTGATACCTTTATGAATGTTCATTGTGGATTTGATCAGAATGAATGGGTTCCTGAGACAGATGCAGTTCCTAAAGCATCTATTTTATTTCCAGGTTGGGGTAGTGGTGTTGACCAAGTATGGCATCCATTTTATTTTCCTCTAACATCTCATAATGTACCTTTATGTGATGCTCTATCTCATGTGGGTGAAGATGTTAGAAACTATCTTCCATTATATGATTCTGCATTAAAGAATGAAGTTGATCTTGATAATCAGCAAGCATACTCGTGGCATATTGATGCTACTAAATTAGTTAAGTTTTTTAAGAGAAAGTTAGAGGAAAATACAGCACTTGTTCATCTTGAATCTGAAGTAGTTGAAGTTAAACATACTGTTAATGGTGAAGTAGAATGTTTAATACTTGACGATGGTACTTATGTAGATGCAGATCTATTTGTAGACTGTACAGGGTTTAAGAGTATCCTCAAGAGTAAAAGAGATAGAGTTCCATTAAAGGGACGTTTGTTTGTTGATACTGCTGTTGCTGGTCGCATATCGTATCAAGATATTGATAAAGAATTGAAACCATATACTACATGTACTGCTGTAGATCATGGTTGGATATGGGATACCCCTTTACAATCTAGGATAGGATCTGGGTTAGTTTTTAATAGACAGTTAACTGATCCTGAAGAAGCAAAGAAGTATCTTTGTGATTTTTGGGGTGGTAGAATAACACCAGAAGATTTACGAACTATTGATTGGACTCCTTATTATGATAGGAATCAGTGGGATAAGAATGTAGTATCTGTTGGATTATCTGCTGGTTTTATTGAACCACTTGAGAGTACAGGTATATCTTTAATCATTGAAGGTGCTAATCAACTTGCATCATATGTAAGAGGTAGATATTTTAATCAGTTTGATATTAATTCTTTTAATACCTACATGATTAATATGTTTGAGACATGTACTGATTTTGTATCAATGCATTATGATCTCAGTACAATACAATCACCATTCTGGGAGTATGTTCGGGGAACATATCAGAGATCTGATCAGCATAATGTTTACATTGATAATATGAAGAGTAATATTCCATCAATTATTAATGGTAAACCAGCAATGTTTGGTGGATCTAATTGGATATACTGGATGATGCAAATGGGTTATGAATTGAGTCCAAAGATGAGTCCTGATCCACTCTTTGCTCGTAGAAGTTTAGAACAATATAATGAGTTTAAATCTCAGACCCCATTGAACATAGTGAAGTTAAAGGATATGAATATAAATGATCTAATTGTTAAACCTATTCCTATATTCTAATGCATGCGAAGTGTTTAAATCATATAGTTATAGTTGGTGGTGGATCTTCTGGATGGTTAACTGCTGCTGGTATATCAAGTAAGATACCAGGTGTTAGAGTAACAGTAGTTGATAAAGAGGAACCAGAGATTGTAGGTGTTGGAGAAGCAACTATATTAGGATTTGTTCATTACATGAATGAATGTGGTTTCCCTCAGCATGAATGGATGATGGCCACGGATGTGGTATTAAAGGGTGGTATTTTATTTCCTGATTGGGGTAAGGATGGTAATAATATATGGCATCCATTTTATTTTTTTGGTGGAGATTATCCAATGATAGATGCTTGGTCTAATAACCAAGACATTCCTTTTCATAGAGCATTACCATTATCAGAGTCTACTTTAAGGGGTACAATTAATACGCAGAAGTTAGAATCATATGCTATCCTTTTGGATTGTGGTAAGTTAGTTAATTATATTCAAACTAAGATTGCTGATAAGGTTAATTATATTAACTCTTCTGTAGAACAATTAAAAGATGATACTCTTTATCTTAAGAACGGTAATAAAATAGAAGCAGATCTTTTTATAGATTGTAGTGGTTTTAAAAGACTATTAAAACAAACTGATACTGTAGAGTTAACTGATAGATTATTCTGTGATACTGCTGTAGCAGGTCACATTCCATATAAGAATGAGAGTGAGAATCATCCTTATGTTGTGTGCCCTGCTGTAGATCATGGTTGGATATGGAAGATCCCTTTGCAGTCTAGGATAGGATCTGGATTAGTTTTTAATAGACAGTTAACTGATCCTGAAGAAGCAAAGCAATACTTTGTAGACTACTGGGATGGTAGGGTTGACAAGGATTCTTTAAAGTTAATTGATTGGACTCCATTCTATGATAAAAAACCTTGGGATAAAAATGTTATATCTATTGGATTATCTTCTGGTTTTATTGAACCACTTGAGAGTACTGGTCTTGGAATAACTATAGAACAGATAGATCATATAACTAAGTGTTTAATGTCTCGTTATTATAGTAAGAATGATATTGATCTGTATAATAATATTGTTCATACTTTATTTGAAACTTGTATAGATTTTGTAAACATGCATTACTCTAAGTCTACTAAGGATACTAAGTTCTGGAGATATGTTAGAGATAATTATAAGATGTCAGACTTACAAAAGATATACTTAGATAACTTACAGAATAGTATGGAACCTTCCTTTATGGAATACAAGGGTTTTATATTTGGTGGAACTAATTGGTTACATTGGTTAGTTCAACTTGGGTTCCCAATTAAACCTAAGACTTATAGAAAGTTTGATAGGAATTCTATTCCAAACTTTACTGATGAGGGATATGTTACGTCTCCAGAATTTACTAGGAGTTATTTCAGATGAGAAAAGATATATTTACCATACCAATCTTTGAGGATAAGGTTGATCTAAATAAAATTCACATAGAGAATGGTGTTTACGAACCTACATGGGACAGTGGAGTCCATAGTAGTTTTGGATCTGACACTGATGTACCTCCTGAAACATGGGAACATATAACAGAAGTTGTTCTTAAAAATATTCAAACTATTGAGTGTTCATATAAAGATGCTCGGATTGACAGACTATGGAGGAACGTTTATACTGAGACCGATTATCAAGAACTTCACATACATCCAAATTGTCAGTGGAGTTTTATAATATATGAATCAGTACCAGTCTCTAAGACTGTGCTACACAATCCTTCCTTTAAGGATATTCAGAATCAAATTTTTCATAGTGGACTACCAGATTTTCCTTTGGATTATAAACCACAGTTAGAGTCTGGTAGTATAATAATTTTCCCTTCTTTTATTATGCATAGTGTTTTGCATGGTTCTAAAGGCACAACCATAGCAGGAAACATTAAACTAACTTACCAACCATGAGTATAGGCAGACAATTTTACGTTCCATCCACTAAAGTATTTGTCAATGGTACATTTGATCTACTTCATCGTGGTCATCTTGAGTTACTTAATTATGCTAAGACATTAGGTGACAGAGTATATGTTGGTATTGATAGTGATAGAAGGGTATCCGAAATGAAGGGTGCTTCTCGTCCCATATATAATGTGGAAGATAGGAAATTCTTTCTTGAGAATTTAAAGTCAGTACATAGAGTAGCAGTCTTTGATAATGATTCACAGTTAGCAGCAATGGTTGAGTTTATAAAACCTCATGTCATGGTTGTTGGATCTGATTGGAAGGGTAAGTCTGTAATAGGATCTATGTCTGCTGCTAAGTTGGTATTCTTTGATAGGGTTGGTGATTATGCAACAACAAAAACAGTACAAGGTATTATTGATAGGCGAGACTTGTGAAGATAGTTATATCCTTGGTAGTGTAGATAGAATAAGTCCAGAAGCACCAGTTCCTGTATTATTACATGAGGAGACTGTTACTCTTCTTGGTATGTCTGAGAATGTTAAGAGGAATTTACAAGCGTTTGGAGTTCATGTAACCCACATTACTAATAAGAAGTTGATAAAGAAGAAGAGATTAGTCCATAGTTTGAGTAAGCAACAATTAGTTAGGCTTGATTATGATGATCATGTTGATCCAATAAAACCTGCTGAAGTTAAGATGGCATTCCTTACGTCACAGTTTGATGCTGTTGTTATCTCTGATTATGATAAGGGTTTTGTTACTATATCAGATCTGATTATATTTTGTGAGAATTTTAAAGGTCCAGTTTTTATTGATACTAAGAAGAAGGATTTATTCTCAGCACAGAATGTTATCTTTAAGATTAATCAAAGAGAAGCATCTACTTTAAGGGTGCAACCTGCTCCAGAGAATTTAATTACAACTGCAGGAGGTCAGGGTGCATGGTATATGGATAAACTATATCCTAGTGAGAATGTAAATGTATTTGATGTGGTAGGTGCTGGCGATACATTCCTTGCAGCATTATGTGCTGAGTTTTTAAAGGAACATGACATGGAAGCATCAATTAAAGTTGCTAACAAAGCATCTGCTATTGCAGTACAAAATTATGGATGTTATACATTAACACCTAATGATATTAATTCGTTATGAGAAGAAGGAAGTCTTATATAGGTGCTAACTTAACACATGATGCTTCAGTTTGTCAGGTAACTGATGGGAAGATTGATTGGTTTATAGAGGAAGAAAGATTTAGTAAAGTTAAACATGATAAACACCCATTTAAATCTTTAATGGAGTCTGATATATCTAAAGACTTAGATAATAAGATACAGGTATCAGGTTTGTATGAACCACATAACAAGCAGGAACTTATAGATAACTCTAAATTTTTTACTGCTCTTTGCCAAAAGAAGTACTCTAGTACTATTGCTGCAGGTCCACATGAGGACATTGAATATGAATATTATTTACAGCATCATGACTTCCATGCTGCATGTGGTTTTTACAATTCTGGATTCCCAAGAGCTGCTGTACTTGTTGTAGATGGTATGGGTAACCCTCTTGATCAAGACCCTACTAGGCATGAAGTTGAGACAATATATACTCTCTCATATCCTCATCAATTTAAAAAACATTCTGTTAATATTACTCCAACATATCTTGATGCTCATACTATGAAGTTATGCCTTGGAATTGGTATGGTATATCAATCACTATCTAATTACTTTGGGTTTGGAGATTTTGGTTCTGGTAAATTAATGGGTCTGTCTTCATATGGTAAGGAAGATCCTAACATAAAATCTTTTCTTCATGATGATGGTACTCTTGTTACAGAATTATTTTATCGTAGTAGGTTTGGTGTAACATTTATACCCTATGATTATGTGAGATACCCGAACGATACAGATGATTTTATTAGTATAGATAGTAAGGATATAAAACAAAGGTTTGCTAATCTTGCGTACAGAGTACAAAAAGATTTTGAAACATATATGACTGCCTTAATACTAAAGACATTAGATATTACAGGTGAGAAGAATTTAGTATTAACTGGTGGATGTGCTTTGAATTGTGTAGCAAACTATGAGTACTTGAAACATCTTCCAGAAGATGTTAAACTATATGTTGAACCCATATCTACTGATGCTGGAGTATCTATTGGACTTGCAAAGATTGATTATTATTCTGCAACCAAATCTACATCTAGACATCCATTGAAGACACTATACTTAGGTAAAGAATAACATGGCAAGATATTGTTTTGATATTGATGGTACTATTTGTACACCTGGTGAGGGGTGTGGAACATGTCAGTATGAAGGTGCTACTCCTAAGAAGGATAGGATAGAGGCAGTGAATAAATTATATGATGAGGGTCACTACATAATATACATGACTGCTCGTGCAATGGGTAGAAATAAAACTAAACCCCATGCAGAAGCAGCGAGAGTTGCGGAAGAGTTATTACACCCACTCACTAAGATGCAGTTAAGTATCTGGGGTTGTAAATACCATGAGTTAATCATGGGTAAACCACATGCAGATCACTTTATAGATGACAAAGGAGTAAGCGACAATGCCTTTTTCAAGAATTAAATACGTTGAGAAGGGTTGGGGTAATGAGAAATGGATTGTAAATTGTCCAGAGTATTGTGGTAAGATTTTATATTTTAATAAGGGTAAGAGATGTTCATGGCATTATCATTTATTAAAAGATGAGACCTTCTATCTTCAGTCAGGTAGAATACATTTATTCTATGGACAGACTGACGATTTAGAGCAATCATATACTAGGATACTTGAACCAGGAGATAAGTTCCATGTTCCAAGGAAGATGAGACATCAAATGTATGCTCTAGAAAATTCTGAGTTATTTGAATTCTCTACTCAACATTTTGATGAAGATTCACATAGAATTTTTAAAGGTGATTGATGACTAAAGAAGTTGCTGAACACCTTACCTTTAAGGATTTAATATGGATGAATCCAAAAGCAATAAGCACAGCTCAGTGTGCTAGTTGTATAGAATGGTTCTGGAATAATGAAGATCTACATCAACAGGGACAGACATATGGTGGAGATAATTCAATTGATAATGCAAAACTTCATGTAGATTTAGATAAAAAGAATACCATACAAGCATACCCAAGTCCTGATGATCCTATATCAGACTTCATGACAACGGTTATGACTGATGGGTGGAAAGAATATTCAAAGACACTTCCTACACCACAAGGACAACCAATGTCCTTTAGTGATTATTCTGTTAGGATATATTATAAAGGTCAAGGAAAGTTTTTAGATCATGTTGATCAATGTGCAGGTCCAAATGCAACCAGAGTCTTTGGTATCATTCTCTATTTAAATACAGTAGATGAAGGTGGTGAGACTGACTTCAAGGATTATAAACTTAAGGTTAAACCAGAGGCAGGTAAGTTAATAATCTTCCCATGTAACTATCTCTTTAGACATGAAGGTACAGTTCCTTTATCAGAAGATAAGTATATCATTACATCATTTTTAAATCTTGGTACATGAATTTAACTAATCCATTTGGTCCATCTATACTTGAGTGTGCGTGTCCAGATAAGGTATTAAAAGAATTAAATTCTATTGTTGATAGTACACATCAACAGGATCTTCCAAACTTATTGGATAGAGATTTTGAGATTGTATATTTTACTGAGGAGCAGGTTAATGATTCAGGGTTCACCTCATTTATTGGAGAGGTTATACCTGAGTACTTAAAGAGTTGGAATATAAAAAGTGCTAATGTGCAGTATGAACCTGCAAGTTTTAGTGAATTATATGTTGACGTATGGGCTAATAGATATTTTAAAGGAGACTTTACCCCACCACATGATCATAAAGGTAATGTCTCAGGGATAACTATACTAATGTTACCTGATGATTCTGATTGGTATGATCTTCATAGTTTAGATTTTATCTGGAACAATGAACATCATAGACCAGAGCAAGAGGTAGGTAAAACATTTATGTTCCCTAACTCATTACTACATTGGGTTAACAAAACAAAGTCCGACTCAGAGAGACGGACTTTAAGTTTTAATTTACAGGTAATCCCTCAAGATACTCAGGGATAGTTTTAAATTTATAATCACCCCATTCTTTTTTAGCACAGGTATACTCTTGATACTTTCTTTTTAAATGTTCAGGGAATGGAACTTCTTCTATCTCTCCACCATACTTATCAACTACCCATTGGGCAACTTGTGCAAAACTTACTGGGTTACTTGTACCTAGATCATAGAATCCAGATTCTTCTTTATCATTTTCAAGAACAAGATTTACTACATCATCTATGCATACAAAGTCTCTTAGGAATTTATCAGAACCTTCAAAGAGTTTTAGTTTACCAGTCTCTTTTATTTGTTTTGCAAATTTAGTTACTGGACTTGCTTGATCTCCTTTATGGTCTTCACCAGTTCCATATACATTATAGTATCTGAACGCTTGTATTAATTTAAACTCATCTATATGATCTTGAATCCAATAGTCTATAGTGACTTTAGATAATGCATAGTAGTTTAGTGGATTGATTATGTCAGATGTCTTTCCATAGACAGATGCTGATGAGGCATACAGGACGGGGATTTCATGTTTGATTGCTTGTTCAAATAACCATATACTATAGTCTATGTTCCAATGGAATAATTCTTTAAGATTTGTATGTGTTGTACTTGTTATCGCTCCTTGATGTATTATTAAGTCTACTTCATCCCAGTTACCTGGTTTAATACCAAAGTTACTTTTAAAATACCATGCTCCTTGTTGATCAACTTCTACAACATCCTCACCTTTATCATGTAATGTATTGAGGATGTGCCTTCCGATGAATCCGTTAGTTCCAGTAACTATAATCATTTTTAAATTCTATTTAGGCATTTTGCCAATATTCTAACACATAAATAGTTTTACTGCAAATTATACGATAGGATATAGCCAATGTCTTTTGGATCATTAGCAAATGTAAGGCCAACTTTGGCGAAAAAAAGTACACTATTATATACTGCACCTGCTGGTCAATTGGTAGAGGGCAGAGTCTCTTGTACCAATCAAACTTCTGCTAGTATACGAGTGAGAGTTGGACTCTCTACTGGTGGAGTAGAATTGTTTAATACGAATGGGTATGTTGTTTTTGAAGAAGAGATACCATCAGGTGAATATTTTGAATCGGATAGTGTCTATATTGCCAACGGACAGAGTGTAATAGTTCGTTCTACTGATACTAATTCAGCATTTACTTTTGTTGGAGAGTCAAGTCCTGATAAACAAGAAGCAGGAATCATAGCACAAGGTTATTCAAGCAGTCCTAATCTGAGTGATCTTCTACACACATTCCCTGCAGGTAAAAACTTTAAAGGTAATCTATTTGTATGTAACAA